TTACCCTTTCCTTCCAACAATGCGAGAAATTCTTTTTCAGCTTCGTGATAGTCTGCCCAGAATTGTTTGGCAGTTCTTTCAAGTCTAAGAAACTTATCATCATCTGCGCAATTACCTAGAAGCGTGTCGGTTTGAACCGCTGAATAATGCTTATTGATAAGTTTTGTATAAGCATTCTTCAAGTTAATATCCATTTCAATTACCTCTCCTAAGCGGTCTACGTACACTTGTAACACTGTCAAAATTATATACGAAGGCAGGCACTTCCCAGTGGTCCACTGTTACAATAGGGTTTAACCAGAGACGAGGATGCCTTGTATCAGTGACTACAATAGTGGGATACCTATTCTGCTTTGCAATCAACAGAGGTCGTTTATCATACTTACGAGCCTCCCTAACCACTATCTTCCAGAAGGTAATCAACCCACCTGTCTTATTTACAATGGAACGGCCTATCTGCAAATCCTGATAGTGCTTACATTCAACAAAGGTCTTTTCACAGAATTCGTACGCACCTTCCCCTACCGCACTCAGATCTCCAGATTGTGTTAAATTTATCTTGTCTTTTCTATATTGTAAGGTAGCGAGACCACCACTCATAGCACTGCGCCACAAGAGATCATCTCGCTTACCCTCCGATAACCAAAGGGACAGCCTTCGAGAGACTTCACGCTCGAAAGCTGCCCCTTTACCTTTACCGGAACCTGCCTTCATTTAGAACGGCGACTTCGTGAGGGTGCGACCCCTACTCAGCACACCACCGGTACCACCGCTGGGGGTGAAATTCTCGTCCACCCACCAATAAGTGCCTCCGTCATCACCGTTATTGGGTGGGACATTGCGAAGGCGACTGTCAACATTCAACGCAGTGTCATAGTTGATGATCTCTCCATTATCCCAATCCTCAACCAGAGCAACATAAGTCTGGTCTACACGATTGCGACGCTGCAGGTTGACTAGCCAATTGAAATTGCCCTCGTCGATAGCCCAGCTATAAGAGCTTTTCTTTACGACGAGAACAACGCAACAACCGCGACGGTCTTCAAGGTAACGAATGTGGCTCCTAGGATCAAGGCCGTGCTCTTCCTTTACTGCACGACTGAACTTGTCATAGGCCCACAGATCATCTAGACGACGCTTCTCCATCTATTCCTCCTTCACTTCGAAAAACACGCAGACACTACGTAAGTTCCTACATACAATCCACCTCCTATTGCTGCCACGATCAAAACTCCAATAAAGAAATACAAGTAATTATATCTGGACCCTAAGTCAGCTTCAACCAGGGACCCTGCCGCGTAAATATATCTGGTTGTTCTACCTTGGTCACTCACTCTCGCCTCTTTGGTTTGCGATTTATCTTAAACTTCTCTTCAACTTCGTGCCATAATTGAATAGTCTCTTTCTTTAATTCTGGTTCAAGTCCCTCTTCTTCGACTATTCTAATAGATTTATCAAGACCAGTATGCAACCTTCTTTCACCAATATTATACGTTTGGGAGCCCACTATCGACTTATTGTAGATTAAATTAGCGCGGATGTCGTCTATGCCAAAGTCGTACATGATATACAATGGTGCTGTACGGAATGGAACATCCAGGCTGCTCTTATACACTTCAACTGAAGTTTCAACACCTACAACCCGCTTAAACTTACTCTTGCCAATATCTTTTTCAATCCCAATCTTTTTTGGTGTATGACAACGCAACCTCAGACTTGAATAAAAGCCAATGGAGACGCCACCGGGACTGGTATACTTTTCGGCAAAGGGGTTTGTATCAATATTTTGCCTAACCTGATTAGAACAAACCATCAATAGATTGCGCTGGGTCAGGATTCGACACGTTTTCCGGCATTCTTCACTAAATTCTTTTGCTCTACGCATCCCGTATTTATCTGCATCCTCCATTTCCATCTTAGTTGATAGCGCTGCAAGCGAGTCCGCAAAGACACCATTAATCGTGCCATTCTCGGACTCAGGATTCCAACTTCTGACTGGCTCAAATAATTCAGGCACCGTATCAGGTTGCTTGTAGTCGCAATCTTCAACCTTAAACCCAAACAACTTAGCGAACTGCGCATTTAGTCTAGCCTCCGGATCACGAAACATTACCCTACCACCCTTGCGTTGCACAGCGCCCGCAAGTTCACACAACATCACAGTCTTGCCACAACTGGAAGGACCAAAGATCTCAACCAGGATCCCACCCGGTAGGCCGCCTTCTTTAAAGCGACCACCGGAGATTGCCATATCAAGCAAAGTAGATCCTGTGGAGATAACGTGCTCAGTACCTGCTAAGGGGGAACGCCTTACAAGAGGCTTCTTTAACCTAGCCTCTACTTGTTGTGCAAGATCAGGTGATGCTGTCATTATGCTGCTTTTCCACTCGCATTGTAGCAATCAGTCCAAACTGGACAATCTTCGCACTGATCGTGCTTATCGCATTCCTCACCAAATACAAATCCGTGGGGACAAGTACCAGCTTCAGCTGGGGCCGCTACCTTAGCAGGACGAGCAGCAGGCGGAGGCGCTCCACGTGTTAGAGGCTTTGCTGCGGGCTTTTCTGCAGGTTTCGCTACCGGTGTAGGCCTACGGTAAACAGAAGGCGTACGTGTCTCCTCTTCGGGCTCTTCGGGCTCCTCCTCTGGTTCCTCTTCGGGCTCTTCCTCTATAGGTACAACAACAGTTCTTATTGGTGTAGTTCGCGCGGGTGCGGTTCGCGCAGAGATACGAGTAACCTGAATAACTGGTTTCTCTTCCTCTGGTTCATCATCATCCCCACCCTCAAGGAACATCTTTTGGATTTCCTTGTAATCCTTAATTGTAACGACCTCGTCAAGTGAGGGCAGTGCATCAATAGTGGCATCATCGTAAGCATACCCACGCTGTTCAAAATCAATGCGCGAGGTTTCCGCAAACGTGTTCCCACCAAGCTTCTCTTCAGAGAATCGGATCTTTAACGTCAACCCATTAGCAGGATGCGGAAAATCCCCAAGCTCATCAGGGTTTTCCTCAATCTCATTATTCAACTTAGCCTGGAACAGAAAGTCCGATATATCCCAAAGATGCGGTTTCTCTTCAAACTTCTTGTTATCCTTGGGAATAATCAAATAAAGTGACCGCGAACTGGGACGGGCGTTCTTTACTGCATCATCTTTCCAATCCACACCATCAGAAAGAAGTTTTGACCGATACTCGCAAATCGGACACTTCTTCCCAATACTTGTGGGGCAGACAACCGATGACTTATCAGCACCAACATTACGATGCAACTTGTAAGGGCGACGGTACCAAAGACCACCCTTTTCAGCACTACCCGTTGTCTCATCCTTATCTGGATGGTTGGGGTCTGTGACAACATAAGACATAATATCAATAGAAATGCGGGAACCGGGCTCTTCCTTGAAGACCGTAAATCCTCGCGGGATGGATAAATGACCGTAATTTGCTGCCTTGTTACGCTGTTGAGTAGCGTTAAAGACAATCTTGTCCTTGAAACTCGTGAAGCGACTCTTTGCCATTAGATTGTTTCCTCCGTGTATAGGACAGATAAGATATCGTCCCAGCGGCCCAACCCGATGCTGCGCACTTAGCCAATACAAAAACATAGAAAGGCAAGGCGGCTAAACCCACAACCACGATTGCGATTGCAAATTCCAATCAATTTCTCCTCTGTAGTCTAATAGATCGATTAATTCGCTTTTGCCTCTCTTCGGATAAATTATGCGGAACCGAGGGTCCTGCAAAGTAACTTTGCCCATGCAGCCTCACTAAATTTTCCAAGGCACTTTTGCGATGCTCAAACGACTTAACAACTCCAGTGGCCACCTCATATTGATACTTCTTTTCAATATAGTCTCGATTAATTGCATCATATTCATCATTGATAGTAATTACAGAAGAAATTGCTCCCTCTGTTATACGATCTCCAAGACCAAACGCCCTGGGATCTTCTCTTACTTCTTTATCAAGTCGGGCTTTAACATAGTCAACTTGCGCCTTTGCCAAATCCATATCGCGATGTGCCTCAGCTGCATTGGTTGTGTACACAAGCATCCTACGTGAATGATCTACCCATTCTACATCTAGAGCGGATTCATCAATCTCAATGTCTTGCTCATAGGACACTTGACATCTCCTACTATATTATACGATTACGTCACCCACTTTTGATTACCATATAACATGCCAATGCTAGACCAGGAGGTCCACTATCAAAGAATGGTGCTGAAAAATGATGAATTATTTCAGCAGCAACGTCATTCCCATCTCCATTCAACAGAACCTGACGAGCATAACCAATTACACGCCTACGGGTTATTTCAACATCATCTTCAGGAATTATCGATAGAATCGAACTAACTTGACGCCAACGATGTTTTTGAAGCAACGATGTCACCAACCTGTCTGCATTCTTAGCTATATTGTCGGACGCTTCAATTACCTTAATATAATCATCTGGACCCGCCGCAACGACTTTTTCTAAAAGCTGAAGAGCGTGTCTGGGATAACATATCTCGGCTTTATCAATATCAACTTTGTCAGCGTCAAACCCAAGTGAAGCCTTAAGCGCTACAGCACTTAGTACATTCTTTGGTAAAGATACATGCTCACGGGCGCATACCTTAACCATTAACCTGACCATATTCGGTATAGTCAATGGACTGACCGTGTGAACAGAGCATCTACCCTTTATTGTATCAAGAAGCTTATCAGGATCAGTAGTAGCAAGCACATAAAAACAATGATCTGGTGGATCTTCCAGACCCTTTAACAAAGCATTTTGCGCATCATTAGTCAGCTTATGTGCCTCATCAATAAGCCAGGCACGTCTGGTGCCACCCAATGCCTTATAGTGTGCGTTATGCCTAATAGTACGAGCAGTATCAATACCACGAAAGTCAGCAGTGTCTATTTCCTTAAAGTCTTGTTCATGACAACCTAACTCGGTTGCGACTATCCTCCCCAGTGTCGTTTTTCCACACCCAGTGGGTCCGTGAAATAGAAAAGCATGTGGAGGATCATCAAGAGCCAACAACCCTTTAAGATTAGATACAAGCGTTTCATTACCGACCATCTCAGCAAAAGAATGGGGACGATATTTTTGATATAAACTCATGCTGCACCTTTCATTTCAGCCCAGTTACCATCTATTTCTGAGGCAGCAACTTCGATACGCATAGGTATATCTATCCAAGACCAGTGGTTTGGTAGATCGACCGTGCAGATTTGCTGCGCCATTAGAATAATATCAGAGATCTCGTCTGGATGTGCATCTATCAGCATACTGTCGTGTATCTCACCAACCACCTTACTCTGCCAACCCTTTAACTGCTTTACCATTTCAATCAAAGACCATAACAAACAATGGAATGCGGCCCCTTGTACAGGGAAATTGATTACTTGATTCTTTTCCATAACACCGGAGACCCTAAACCCGGTCTTCATTTCAAATTCACCGGTCTTTTGGTACTTAGAATGCCAAGTCTTTCTCCAAGCATTATATACTTTGAAACGCTTGCCCCAAAAGTTGTTTTGTACCCGTTCCATGTGATCAACAAATACACTAAACGAATCAATGTCTTTAGATATCAAATGTTCCCCTATGGGTTTACCATTAAATACAACACCGTGATTAGGCTTCCACATTCCATCCTTTGGTAGCTTGCACCAGGAACAAGCGACATTAAGCGCGCAGGGCTCGTAATAGTCACCGTAGAATTGCGGGAAGACAAACCCGTTCTTTGCTGACTGCCTTAATGTATACCCACCTTCCATCTCTTTGAGAGGGGTATTCAATTTGGGCAGCAAGAAAATCTCACCTGCCATATCCCCGTGCATATCACTTGTCTCATCCTGTAAGTACTTAATCATTACAGGATCTTTGTGATAAGTTGCTGCAATACCGACTTCAATACCTGAAAAGTCAATCTCCATCAAAATATGACCAGGGCTGGGAAGAAACGCCCTTCTACAGATGTCCATAATTTCTTTATCTCGGGCTGGTATATTCTGCAGGTTGGGATCAGCACTAGACGATCTATACGTTGATACTGTATGCAACAGAAAAGATGGGTGGATCTTGCCATTGACTGTAGATCTAATCAACACTTTCAAAACATCTTTAGCCTTTTTCAGCCTCCGCATCCGCAACAAATGGACAACACCATCAACATTAGTCTGTCGAAGGGATTCCTCGTTTGTACTCTCTTCACCACCCTCAGACATCTTGAATGGTTTAGCTCGCATATCCTGATAAAGGATGTGTCTCAATTGAGGGACACTTTGAATCTTCATTGCATCACCATAGCGACCAAGCCAAGCAATGCCTAACTCACTGCTCTTTAGTCGTAATTCTGACTGCTTTAACTTTTGCTCAACCCAAGCCAGTTTCTCCCTAACATAAACAAGATCAATACAAATCCCCGCTTCCTCTACAAGGGTA